ATCTCGTGTCTTCTTGTCTTTGCATTAGTATCCGCAGATAGTGTGGGGTTTAATACCACTGTGTAATATCCGTCCTCTTCCATGACGAACCCTTTTATTTTTGGCGGTATGCCGGGAAGATAAATGTATCTGCAGTTATCATTAGTCAATTTGCGTTTCCCCATATATCCCCTATTTTTTAAATTTATCTATAATCGTTTTAACCATTTCTAAATCGTCCGCTGATACGTCTTTCGCAGCGTCGAAGAGAATGCGATATTCAGGATTTTTGAAAAGGAACTGTGCAAGTTCTTTGGCATCTTCATCTATATAGTAAGAGTTATCCTCTTCCTGAGTTCCCTTATCTTCCAATAAATCTGATTTATTTATGCCGAAGTAGTCGGCTAAGGCCTGAACTTTTCCCATTCTAGGTAAAGCGACCATTTGTAGCCATGTGTTAAAAGTTTGTGGCGATACACCTATAGCGTCTGCAACTTCCTTCTGTGTTTTATTTTCTCTATCTAAATAATGCCTTAGGTTTTTGGCGAATATTTTCTTTTGAAGTTCATCTGACATACATCTATCCTCCTAAACACATAATATAATGTAATTTGATTAAAGTCAACAATTAGTAAAAAAAAATTTGATTTTAGTATTGACATCAAATTAAATTTGATTTATGATATAGCTGGTAAGACTTAGGAAAGGAAGTGATAAAGATTTTACAGATAAGTTTAGCGGCGGCTAGAGTAAACGCTGGAATGACACAAGAAGACGTGTCAAGGGCTCTCAAGGTCTCAAAAAATACCATTGTAAGCTGGGAAAAAGGGGCGACGGAACCAACGATTTCAAGGGTAAGAGAGTTATCGGAGCTTTATAATATTCCGTTAGACAATATTTTTTTGCCCTGTAAATCAAATTAAATTTGATTTTGATAAATGGAGGTGATTTTATCAGCGATTTGAAAATATCCTTGGCGGCGGCAAGAGTAAATGCAGAGCTTAGCCAAAGGGAAGTAGCAAAAATGTTAAAAGTAGGTACGCAAACTATTTTGAACTGGGAAAAAGGAAAAGTAGCAATACCCGCATTTCAGCTTGAAAGACTGGTAGAGATTTATCAGATTCCAATTGGGAACATAAGAATTAAAAAGAGCTGCACAGCTCAGAACCAGTGAGTTATGCAGCAAAAGTAGCAATTATTTTTTCTTACTTGGTGTTTGTGATAAAGCAGAACCGGCAACGGATTTGGAAGCAGAGCTTGTTCTTTTATCACGAAGAATTCTAGAGGCAGTAGATGCAACTCTTTTAGAAGTTTCTTTATTAGCCATAGACACCTCCTTTCGTAGATTTTTATTAAGTATATTACTACGGGATAGGGGAGTCAAGGGCAAATATACAATATATAGTATTTTATTACAGAATATAAGCTATATATTGTAGCACAAAGTAAGATGAAATAAATAAAAGTAGGCAAAAGTAGTTGTTGTACAAACGGGAAGGATAGGAGGGAACATGGAATTACAAAAAATCACACTTAAGGATAACCGGATATATCTTGATGGAGTGGAAATTAAGAATGTTAAGGAATTTACATTAAAAAGCTCCGCCATGGCTGAAGCGGAGTTGGAAGCGACCTTATATGTTTCTTTAGAGAAGGTATTAGAAGTGGATAATATTAGAGTCGCAAATATGTCAGAAGAAAAAACAGTGTACTTTCAGGATGAAATAGTAGCAATGAAAAAGGCATTAAGTATAGCGATTGAGAAGGGAAATGCTGAGGAAATAGCATCACTATCAACGGCCATTGCCAACTTGACAAAGGCTGGTGCTGATATAGAGCTGCAGATTAGCTACTAGGCTTAGGAGGGAAAAATGTCAGAAAAAGAAAATCGTATATCTGTAGAACATGCAGCGCAATTGCTTGGGGCATCTCCTCAATTTGTGAGAATAGGACTACAGCAAGGAATACTAAAGTTTGGCATGGCTGTAAAAATGTCTAGACAATGGACATATGTCATAACTAAGCAGAAGTTTGAAGAAGCCACAGGAATAAAGGTTTGAGAGGTGGCCTGATGCGAATGACAAATTATAGAGGGTGGACAAGAGAAGAAGTTGATCTGGTAAAAAGCCTTATGGAAAAGCAGGAAAAAGTGGCCAATATTGCAAGACACTTAAACAGACCATATCAAAGCGTTTCTTTAAAAGTAAAAGAGATAAACTCCGGAGAAGTGAAGTTAAAGAGATATTGGAATTTTGAGGAACTAAAGATGCTAAAAGCATTACTTCAAAAAAGAATAAGTGTCACTCAGATAGCAAATATTATGGGAAGAAATGAATTTTCAATTAGAAATAAGTTGGCCAGGATGGGTACTGACATCTGGAATGAATCTGCATATCACTCATACATATGTTAAAAGGAGGAAAAAATATGTTAACAGTAGAGCAGACTGAGGTCGTAAGAAGGATTTTTGAGAAAAGTTTGGAAGTCAATCAAAGAGGCAGAGCAGAAGTGTTCTTTGACTTCCATCCACATACTAGTCAGGTTGATGTAACAATTCATGTGCCTAATTGGGAGAAGAGCCCTAAGGGAAAGAGAATGTATTTCTACTACGACAAATTGGACCCATTATACGAAAGTCCGAAAGATGAGGTATATGGGCCTGAAACAATAGAAGCAAAGTTAAACGAATATTTGTAAAAGGATTTGTAAGTAGAGGATTCTAGAAGGATAAAGACGAGACAGAAAATTGTAAACAGAAGTGGCTCCGGTAGTCGGCGGTGCAATTGGACCGAGCGAAAGCTAGGACAGTCCGGCGGTATCATTGGCAAGGTGAGTTGTGGAAGTTTGCAATAGTAAAAAACATATACTTTTAACAAGTCGCTGACAATTGACAGCAATTAACAGCAATTGACAGCAATTGACAACAATTGACAACAATTGCGTCCGTAATCCAATCCAATCCGAATCCAAATACAATCCGAAGTACAATCCGTATATATGCTCGGAGCTAAAGCAGTCCGAGCCGGCAAACCAGGTGTAAACATATGCACCGATAGACCTTTTAAAAATAAATGATTGACAAGCAGGAGGCTTATAATGGCATATTTCTACAGTTGTCCAAGGTGCGGTTGTAACTTGGATCCTGGTGAGAAGTGTGATTGTGAGAAAGAAAAGCACTATCATGAGCAAAAGAGAAAGAAGCTTGAGGAGTTACTAAGCGAGCATACAAATACTGACAAGAAAACAGGTCAAATGGTGTTTGTTTGGTAGCTGTATACAAGAATAGAGTATAGTTAAACGATTTTGGAGGATAGAAAAATGGAACAGAAAATTAACGTGGCAAATGTATTCAAGGGAAAGAGAGCAAAGAGTAATTATACACTTGTAGATGCAAGAGAACTTGAAGAGCTTATAGATTCAAGAGCTGAAGTAGAGGCATTTATCATGGCATTCCAAAAGATACTTAGATATACAGGGCTGGTTGCAGCAGGAATCATATTGGGAGCGGTATTGCTATGAGCCTTGAAGTGATACCAAAAAAATTGCATAGGCATGTAGATAAGCTTAAAAGTCAAGGTATCTACATCACAGACGAAGAGGCTGAAGAGGTTTATATATATTGCCTGAGAAAGATGGAAGTGGCAAAGGTGGAAGTTCCGGAAGAATATATTAACTTGCTATACCCGGATGAACTTAAACATTACATACTCAGGCATTGGGTTAATGCCAGTACGATTTTAAGAAAGATTGAGGATGCAATATGTGTATAGAGTGTGGATCAAATCCTTGCGACGCAAGGTGTCCAAATGCAGATGAAGAAAGAGCCGTTTTCCGCTGTGTTTTATGTGGATATCCAATATATGTCGACGATAGGTATTGGGATTCAAGTGATGGATGTATCTGCAAGGATTGTTTGGACGAAATGAGTAGAGAAGATATTTTGGAGTTATGTGGTGAGCCACTAAAAAAAGCAATTATGGAGGATTATTAAAATGTCAGAGAAATTACCGGTAGAGCAAAAGAATGAGAATGTAAGTGTTGTAGCTCAGGTTAAAGGGATTATCTCACAGGAAACAGTAAAAAAGAAATTCGAGGAAGTGTTAGGGAAGAAGGCACCGCAGTTTTTGGCATCAATCACAAATGTTGTGGCAGGATCTGCTCAGTTAAAGAAATGCCCTGCCAATACAATTATGGGAGCTGCATTCGTTGCTGCGACATATGACTTACCTATCGACAGTAACCTTGGATTTGCTGCTATAGTGCCTTACAACAATAACAAATATAATCTGCAGACAAAACAGTGGGAAAAACATCCTGAAGCTCAATTTCAAATGATGTACAAAGGGTTTATTCAATTAGCGATCCGTTCAGGATATTACGAAAGGATGAATTGCTCAGTGGTATATAAGGATGAATTGATATCTTATAACCCTATTACAGGAGAGGTAGAGTTCGTGACAGATTTTTCAAAGTGCACTCAAAGAATGAATGGAAAGTCTGAAGATATTGCCGGATACTATGCCTGGTTTAAACTTCTTACAGGATTTAGAAAAGAGTTGTTCATGACTAGGGCCGAAGTTGAAAATCATGCTCGTAAGTACTCTACAGCGTATAGAAATGACTTGAATAACGATAAGAAGGGCAGTAAATGGACTACAAATTTTGACGCAATGGCACTTAAGACTGTTATCAAGTTATTGCTTAGTAAATGGGGAATATTATCAGTTGATATGCAGAGAGCTATCACGGATGACCAGAAGACATTTGATGAAGAAGGTGGAAGTGAGTATGGAGATAATAAGCCGGATGTTATAGATGTTGAGGATCCATTTGATAAAGATAGTGATGTTGAAGTGATTGAAGATGCAGATATTGAAGAGTAGGAGTAATTCAAATGGTGTTAACAGCGGATAATTACTACAGTGCTGAGGCTAACAGGCAATATATGTCTGTTAGCCAATTCAAAGACTTTAACGGCACATATGGAAAGATGGCTTGTGAATTCGAGGCAATGGAAAAGCTTGCAGGAAGATGGAAGCCGGAACCGTCAACAGCACTTTTAGTGGGTAGTTATGTTGATTCATACGTTGAAGGAACACTTGATGATTTCAAGATAAGAAATGCAGAAATATTTACTCAAAAAGGAGAATTGAAAGCGCCTTATAAAAAAGCTGAGGAAATCATTGCAAGGATTGAAAGGGATAAATACTTTATGAAGTATCTTTCAGGTGAGAAACAAACAATTATGACAGGAGAGCTGTTTGGGTGCGACTGGAAGATAAAGATGGACTCATACCTTCCAGGCAAGGCCATAGTAGATTTAAAAGTTATGGCATCAATTACCGACTTAAAGTGGGTAAAAGATATAGGATACCTAGATTTTGTTAGATACTGGGGGTACGACTTGCAGGGGGCCATTTATCAGAAAATAGTAGAGATAAATACCGGGAAAAAGATACCGTTCTTTATAGCAGCAGTCACCAAAGAGGCGGAGCCGGATATAAGAATAATACAGATCACACAAAATTATCTTGATGAAGCATTAACTGTTATTGAGTCGAATATTAGACGAGTACTAAGTGTAAAGAATGGAGAGGTAGAGCCGGATAGATGTGATTTGTGTGATTGTTGTAAGCATAATAGAGTGTTAAAAGCTCCGATATCTATTATCGATCTTACATATGGAATTTAAAAGGAGGGTGAAATGCCTAACAGGATACTTAAGGAGAGTATTTGCAGAAGTGAAGAGATTGATTCCTTGTCCTGGTTTGAAGAGGTGTTGTTTTATAGGTTAATTGTTACTTGCGATGATTACGGCAGATATGATGGAAGGGCAAAGGTCATTAAAGGAACATGCTTCCCACTCAAAGATATTACTGAAAAAGATATAGATAAAGCACTTAATAAGTTGGCATCTGCAGGTTTAGTAAAGGTATATGAGGTTCAACAAAAGCCTTATTTACAATTGGTTACTTGGGGAGAGCATCAAAGAATTCGTAATCAAAAAAGCAAATATCCGGAATATGATCCTGAGTGCGATATTTCGCTGACAATTGAAAGTAAAAGACAGCAAGAGCAGACAAATGACAGCAATTGTGAGCAAAATCAATTACATATTGAGTCCAGCTACAATACAGCCATGGAGTTAAATCAATCAGAACAAGTAGAGCCACCTGTAATAACATTGTTACTAAATACCGGGGAAGAATATGGAATAAGTCAATCAAATGTATATGAATGGTCAGAGCTCTATCCTGCAGTCGATATAATGCAATGCCTAAGGAATATGAAAGGGTGGCTAATGGCCAATAAGAGCAAGAGAAAGACTATAAGAGGTATCAATAAATTTATAATAACCTGGCTACAAAATGAGCAGGACAAGGGCGGAACACGAGGATATAAGCCAGTAATCAATCAGGCTACAACATCTAAAGTAGAACAGTTTGCAGCAGGAGCAATGGAGTGGGCAAGTAATGGATAAACAAAAATTCGCAACCTTAGCAATTGGAATCAAGTCAGCATATCCAAACTCAAAAATACTGGAAGACAATGCATCAATGGATTTTTGGTACATGATGCTTAAAGATATACCGTATGAGATTGCTGAGAATGCAGTTATGGAATATATATGCACAAGCGTATTTCCGCCAAATATAGCAGAAATAAGGAAGCTATGTATGGATAGGTGCAAAAAGCCTGTTCTTAGTTTCGATGATGCATGGGGAAGTGTGCAGAAGGCAATCAGGGAGTATGGGTTTTATGGTGCAGAAAAGGCCTTTGCCTCATTTGACGAATTGACACTGTCAATAGTTAAAAACCTTGGATGGAGTAATCTATGTCTCAATGAAAATGTTGATGCGAGTAGAGCAAACTTTCGTATTGCATATGAGGCAAAAGCAAAAGAAGCGCAGAATATAAATCAACTTCCTGATTTTGTGGCCAATAATAAGGCAATGTTACAGGAGCAGTATACACCTCAAATTGAATCAAGAACTTTGACAAGAATAGGAAGCAAGGATACCAAGGCAGAGGTAATAAATAACCTTGAGCCAGAACAAATTAATGATAGAGCCAGACAATTGGCAGAGTTAAAGAAGCGGATGATTGGTGGCTAGAATAGTCAAAAGGAGAAATTATGGAAAATGTCAGTAGTGTATTAACGGCTCCGGAAGATATAGATTTACAAAGCAAAGCAAAACAGAAATTGGAGCAGGAATTAAAAGAGTCAACAAATAAAGGATTTGCAGAGCCTGTTATTAATTATCTGCTGAAAAGAATTCAAGAATCAAATGCACTTGCAGCAGATATTTGTCAGGATCATAAGACTTGTGGAAGATGTCTTAACTACATCTATGAGAAAGCAAGGGAAGAACTATCAGGAAAAAATGGGGCTATTCGTGATGATGTAGTGTATGAATGGGCTGAAGATTATTATCACAAAGATGATAAGGAAGAAGTAGAAAAGGAACTCAAGGAATCTAAAGGTAAGGCGAAAAAAATAGAGCCTGTACAAAAAGAAGAGCCAAAACCAAATAATTCAGGTTCTGAAAAACCTAAAAATGAAGTGAAGAAAGATAGTAAACCTGCCGGCACCGGTAAAAAGAAAAATGAAAATGTAGATGGTCAGCTTGATATGTTTTCGCTCTTGGGAATTTAGGGGGCTTTATGGAAAAAAGAAAACTGTCTGTTATAGAAAGGCCAAAAACAACTCCGGAAATGGTTGAAAAAGCAGGCGAACTTAACGGAATAAAGTATATCATCGATACTGAACTTGTAGATAAGAATATACTGGTAATTAACTTTTTTGCGGTATCAGAACTTAGAGAAGGAAAGATGGCAGCTACATTTAGGACCTTTTTATCTGAGAATGATTATATAACTCAGGATTTAACAAAGGATAGTACAAAATGGATAACCGCTTCTTTTGACATGATGCAAGACATAGGATTTTACAGGACTATATGGGATGAGCAAAAAAGAGAGTATAGAGATAACTTTTCAGTGTACATATGGTCCGGACAAGATGTAATTGAAAAGTTTTTTAAAGGCTATAAAAAGTATGAAAGTGATACTATATGGAATCTTATCAGAAGATTTCAGAACAAAGTAAAAGA